TTGAGGCTCTTAAAGAAGTCTTTGAAATATATCCGGATGCTGTTCTCGATGGCGAACTATACAACCATGACCTGAAGGATGACTTTAATAAGATCCTTTCGTGTGCAAAACGTACAAAGGTTTCTGATGAAGTACTTGCTACGTCCCGCGAGTTTATTCAATACTGGGTATATGATATTGCTGACCCGAGCTGTGTTGAAGAAGACTTCGAAAATCGCTGGGCACTTCTAAGCGTAATTCATCAAAATTATGTTAGCGAAGACTTTATTAAACTAACACCTACATCTATTGTCAAGCAAGACATGGTAGATGACAATGCTGCTATCTGGATTGAACTAGGTTTTGAAGGTGCGATGGTTCGTACCAATGGACCATATCAGAATAAACGTTCTAAGAATCTCATTAAATGGAAAGAGATGATGGACGAAGAGTTCAAAATTCTTGACATTCAAGAAGGTGCGGGTAATCGCGTTGGTATTGCTAGTCGTATTATTCTTGAACTCCCTGATGATCGTACGTTTGCTGCAGGTGTAATTGGCAATTTTGACTACTGTAAGAAGCTCCTTGAGAATAAGGACAAGTATACCGGGCAGCAGGGTACAGTTGTATTCCAAAACTACACGCCTGATGGCGTTCCACGCTTCCCTAAGTTTAAAATAGTTCGCGATTACGAATAAAAGTTGGAAATTAAATATATAGTTTAATGGAATATTAATACCTTGTCGCTATATTAAGAATATGAGGGAATACAATCTCATACTTTAGTCTAGTTAATAAGGAATATTTTATGAAAAAGAGTCTTTTGTTCGTTGCTGCTAGTGCATTTGCTATGGTAACCGTACCCGCGCTGGCTACACCAGGCGGCGAAGGCAAAAATACTGGGTGTAATGGCGTAGGAAATGTCAATTCACCTTGCGATCCTTCACCAACACCGACCCCAGTACCTCCAGGCAATAATGGTGGCAATGGCGGTGCTGTTGGTGATACCTCTGCAATCGGCGTAGGTGTTGGTATTGGTTTTGGCGGAGCTGGTGGTTCGGTTGGAGATACCTCTGCTTCGGTTGGCGACGTTTCGTCAGCTTCAGTAAGCAATGCAACAGCTGGATCGACGAGTAATGCTACAGGTGGTTCTGTTGGGGATACATCTCAGAACAACACGAATACTATCTCAAACGGTTCTAACAATTCGAGTCAGACCTCTTTGTCAACTTCGATCAGCTACAATCATGTGACGAAGATTCCAGTAAGTACAGCATACGCAGCGCCATTGGTTGCTAGCATCGATACGTGCTATGGATCATTCTCTGGCGGTGTTCAGACTAAGGTTCTTGGTATTAGCTTCGGTGGTACAAAGAAGGATGGAACTTGCGAGCTGATCAAGCTGAGCCGGGAAGCTGGTTTGATGGGTATGGCAGACGTTCAGTGCGAGCTTTTGGCGCAGGACGAACGCTTTGCTAAGGCACTTGAACTTGCTAATCGCTCGTGCAGGCTACCTCCTAAGATTGAAATCGTTGAGGTACCATTTGTAGTTCCCGCTCCTGCTCCGATAGAAGTAAAGTTTAACTACGCTAATGAGTATCCAAACGATCCAGGCGAACGCGGTTAATAAATCTGCGAGATATTGGGGATATTCATATTACTATCGGTATTGACGCATAAATAGAGTACTGTGATCACACAAGTAGATTATGTCGCAAAATTTACTGAATAGGAACACAAAAATATGAAGCATCCAAAGAGTACTCTTATAAGAGTGCTTCTAGCCGTTGCTCTAACTATATTAGCTGTTGGTGTAATATACGATTTACACATAATGGAAATTGATAACCTGATTGAGCAAATGTTGTAAATACCTATAACCCCGGCGATTAACGTCGCTGGGGTCTTTTTTAAGGATAAACTATATGAATAGAGCATTAAAGCCATGGATTGAAACAGCTAACACTTGGCTTGCAGCTGTATTTGTTTTCCTTCTATTCGCTGCGATTATTGTAACAGCTGGTATTATTCTCATTTCAGTATTCGTACTTTGGTTGGTGATGTTGGTTATCACTTTCCCTGTATACCTGTGGGAACTTATTAAGAAATAAGTTGTACTTATAGCGGAAAGAGGCTATAAGAAGGTATGTGAAAAGGAAATCCTATGCAGATTAAGGTAACTGGTGGCAATAAAAAGCTACGTGCAGAGCTTGATAAGGCAGCACAGTTTTTCGGTAAGATTCTTCTTCACGGGAAGACATATAAGGATATCGTTCTAGATATCGACATTCACAAAAAGTACGATATATACGGCGACTGTATGGATGATGACGGCGGCCGGCGACCGCGATTCTTTACCATTAACCTAAAGCAAAATGATCCTGATGATCGAGATTATGATCCTGTAAAAACATTAGCACATGAAATGGTACACCTTAAGCAGTTTGCAACCGGGGAACTTCGTGGCGGATTTATGGTACCTGCGCGCGGCAATTCCCGTATGCTTACATCGAAGTGGCATGGAAAGCTTTGGATTCCTGGTACGAAAGACGACAAATATTTTGACTCACCATGGGAAATAGAAGCTTATGGTCGTGAGGTCGGTTTGTATTACAGATGGATTGATCACATTGAAGGTAGAACATAGTGAGTAAGATTTGGTTGATTATATTTCTAATTACATCAGATGGCGAAGTCATCGATAGGAAGTAAGTTTCTTATAAAGATTACAGCACCTGCATGGTTGCGGCAGCTAAAACACAATTTGCCATGGTGAATAGCGGCATCGGAGTAACAACGTTCTGCGTTACCAATGACCACTACACAGGTAAAAAGGACGATACTGGCATCCCAATGGACTTTTAATTCTTGCACTTATATCAAAAACATGCTATAAGAAAGAATAAGAAGTAAAAGAAGTAAAAGAAGTAAAAGAAGTAAAAGGTAGTATAATGAAGAATCGTTTTGTAATTTCTGACACCCATTTCGGGCATACGAACTCTTGGGCTAGGTTCAAGAATAAGGATGGATCCCCGATGCGCCCGTTTAGCTCTAATGAAGAGATGGACGAGACTATGGTTGAGCGTTGGAATAAAATCGTTAAGCCAGGTGATACAGTGTACCATCTGGGTGACGTTGTTATTAACCGCAAGAGCCTGGAAATTGTTAAGCGCCTGAACGGCAAAAAGCGACTGGTTCGCGGTAATCACGATCATTTCGACGACAAGTATTACACGGAAGTTGGCTTCGAAAAGCTGCAGGGTGTTAGCGTATGGGTTGACAAATTTATCCTGAGCCATATCCCTCTACACCCTGAATGCATCACGAACCGTTTCCGTGTGAATGTCCATGGACATCTGCACAACAACCGCGTACGTCTACCGGATGGATCAATTGATCCGCGCTATATGAGTGCATGCGTAGAATTGAACAACTATGGGCCAGTTAGCTTTGAAGAGCTGGAGGTTAAAATCCAAAAGCAATTCGATGAGTGTGGGTATACTCCACCTTCTAGTTATTTCAATGGATCAGGTCCTTCTTAAGCGACCTTTAATATAACCTAGAGTAGAGGCATCTTCTGGTTTACCCTTTCTTTGATCAGACCATAATTTTCTAGTAGCCTTACTAGGCGATTTACCTTTGAGAGCTAAGGATATTTTGCTTTTATGTTCATCACTATGAGGGGATAATTTTTACCTTTGTTCCATGGTATTCTACCTTATGATACATGGAGGTGATGCAGAAAATAAACGTTGTGGCAAGTGATGCGTTTGACGCTGATGAGCTTCAACATATCGTCGAACACTTGTCAAACGCCAAAATGATCCTTTTGTTCAAAGGATTGTCGAGAAGGCGCAGAAACAGCTTGCATTATACTGAGAAGTTCCTATTATAAGATATAGGAGAAAAAAATTGACGATGAAAAAAGGTGAAATGCTCGGCAGAATGCTAGTTCTCGCTACCACTGCTCACGCTGGTCAAACTGACCGCGGAGGCGCTCCTTATATTCTGCATTGCTTGAAAGTAATGCATTACCTCAAAACTGACGATGAAGAACTCCAGTGCATCGCGCTCGGGCATGACATCATCGAAGATACCAAGACTACTTGGAAGGATCTCGAAACCTGTGGTTTCAGTGAAAGAGTTATCGCTGGTATCCGCGCTATGACTAAGCTCCCTGGTCTCTCTTACGAAGACTATCAGGAGCAAGTTTACGCTACCGAAGATGCGATGCGCGTTAAGCTTTGCGACCTTCGTCATAACACTGACGTTCGTCGTCTCAAAGGTGTTACTCAAAAGGACATCGATCGGATGGCTAAGTATCACCGATTCTATCTCGAAATTGAAAGCAGACTATGAACCTAGAACTAGAAGCCTATGAAGGCGAACTTCGGGACTTGCGTAAAATTAAAACAGGTTACGACGCTGCTATGCGGATTGTAAAGTCCACATATCCAGATAAGTTTCCTGATACGTATTTCATTAGCGGTCAGGGTGGAGACGTTGATAAAAACGGTCTGCCTGATCGCCTATACGTATGTCCAGCATATGGCGTCGACTGGGTTGTAACTTATAAAAAAGTTAATATTTAATGTTCAGTTTTCTCTATAAGTTTTTAATTGTAATCGTGATGGCACTATGTATTCAGGTTGTAATTACAGGTAATTCATTCGCCATTACTTTGGTGGCTATTGTATGTTTTATTGAGCTAGTTCAGCGACTGTTAATTACACTTTGGGTAGAGTCAGAAAGGGGTACTAATGAGTAAATGGCATAATAGGTTTATGGCGCTGGCTGACCATGTATCAACGTGGACTAAAGATCCTAACAAAGGCGTAGGTGCTGTTATCGTAGATGACAAGCATCGCGTTTTAGGTATTGGCTATAACGGATTCCCTCGCGGAGTAAAAGACTTACCTGAGCGGTACGCTGATCGTGAATTGAAACATGACCTTGTTTGTCACGCAGAACGAAACGCACTAGATAATTATCCTGCTCCGGTTGATAGTTGTACTATGTACGCTTCGTATTTTCCGTGTTCTGAGTGCGCTAAATCTATCGCACAACGAGGTATCACAACGGTAATTTCACGTGTACCTGATATGGATAGTGAACACGCAACCAGATTCAAATGGGACATTACACATCTTATATTTAAAGAAGCTGGAATTAGAGTTTTGTATTATGTAGTAGAGGAGTATTAAAATGAAAGAAGATCAAGCAGAAAATTTTATACAATCTATAGGTTTGGCGCACGGTGATGCTGTGGCTTCACGTTGGGGGGTTTTAATATGGCCATGGATGGCCTCATTTTTGTTTGCGTACGTATTCATATTTAGTATTGTGAACCAAGCAGAGACAGCAACCACGTTTGGTATTGCATTAGCACTATGCATTGGTTTTACTGTGCTAGTAACAAAATTTATTCCACGTAAAGTAACTATTATTGTTGGAATTTTAATTACTTCGACAATTATAGGTCTAATACTATATGCATTACTTGGATGGTTCTGGGCACTACTTACTATTCCAATCCTTTGGTTTAGCTTTAAAGCTATTCCTGAAAACTGCAACAGTCCAGATTTCTACACGCTTGATGAAGAAGAAGCGGCTGTAGTAGCTGCAACACGTAAAGAGGAAGCAATGAAACCGAAAGTTAATAACCGCTTACCAAGAGTAAAGATACAAATCATGGGGCCTCAACGCGGTCGCTGGGATACATTTAATCAGGGAAGATATGGGAAGCAGAAGATTCTCGAAGAAATGAAACGCGCCCAGCGCGCAAACCCGGAACATCGAGTTAGAGCTGTTGATGAAAACGGACGATTCATGGATTCTCTATAACGATTATTTCTTATGCATAACTAGTTTGCTATCAGCTACGTTAAATGCATGATCAACTTCGTTTTTGTAGGCTTTCTTATCTTTTTTAGTCTTAGCAGTATGCGAATCCGTTCGAAGCGTATGGATATCTCCTGGTAATATATAATGCTCATCTTCAGATGGATGTGCGTGAAAAGCTTTAGCTCTCCTACCCGCAATACCATGCACATTGACCTTAGGGTGCTTACTAGCTTTATCCCAAACTCTTCTAGCGCCCGGTGTTTGATTAGAAGCTACAAGTATTTTGTCATGATGTGTCACAAGGTGACGATATAAGTGATGGGCTCCTTTAGAGGCTTTATTAGCCCCGAGGCCGCTAATATCTTCGCCTTTGTGACCATTTTCTGGTAAGTATAAAGATGTATATTCGTTTTACCTGAATCACCAGTAACAAAATACTCGTGCTCTTTATGTGCACCAAGTGTATAGCCAGCTTCTTTATTAGTTACCTTATGGCGAACTTTATCCCAATTAGGCATAGTACTAATATGCTTCACGTACTCGGGGGCTTTGTACCGAGAGCTGTTCCTGCAAATCTCTTACCTTTTTTAATATAAAGCCCAGAGTTCTGGAATAAAAGAAGCAAATCTTTTCATATTACACCCAATTTCCAAATTGCATAGTTTTGTTGATTCTATCATCAAGACCGTGTGTTCCACCGTTAATTCTCTTTGTAAGAGTAATAATGGTTGCGCGATCTGTTCCACGGTCACAAATTGACCATAGGCCATTTTCTTCAAAGAAGAATAGAGCAGATTCAAACGCAAGCTCTGTAGCAACGATGTCTGGTTGTGTTAAGATATCCTGACGGTTCATATGCTTGGCAAATGCTGTGTAGTTGTTCTTACCTGTAAGTTGGATAGCACCGCGACCGCGATACTTCCAACCATCGCCAGATGCTTCGTTACCGTTACCCATGCGATTTGCATAGACGCGGTTAGCAATCTTTTCTGGTTGCCGAGCATAAGCTTTTGCAAGAGCTTCAGTAGGGAAATACTTCTTGAAGGTCTTTCTTAGACCAGACTGAGAGTAGTTTAGGTTTTCTGAAAAGACTTTAAGTCCGCCGGATTCGTGAGCGCACTGAGCGAAAAAGTGGATCGCGCGCGGCTTCGTTAGCCCGAAGAGCTGTTGGGCGGCGCGGAATGTGGCAGGGCCGAAAGCACCATCAGGCGACACGCCAGCTTTGTTTTGAAGGATCTTTACTGGGTTAGTTTCGTGCATTGCTTTTCTCCATTTAGCAGTTGCAATTCAAACACTTAACGACTATATTAAATAATAATCAACTGGAGTATGTATGAGTCACAAATTTTATACCAACGTAGCATTATCTAAAAATGATATTCTACTATGCGGGTACGAGGGTAATGAGCGTATTAGGGAACGAGTTCATTATAAGCCGTATTTATTTATACCAACTCAAGAACAGACTAAATTTAAAACTCTCGAGCAGAAGAAGGTCGGGCAGGTTGACTTTGACTCTATCTGGGATGCTCGGGACTTCTTAAAGCAGTATAAGGACGTAAGTGGCATGCCCATTTACGGGCTGAATAACTTTGTTTATACCTATATTTATGATAATTACGGTGGTGAGATCCAGTATGATCCCGCTACCATTTCTGCTGTTTCCATCGATATCGAGGTCGATATTTCGGATGAGAAGGGGTTCCCAGACATCGAACGTGCAGAAAATGAGATTACACTCATTACTATGTCAAAGAATGGCAAGAAGGTCGTGTTCGGCTGTCAGCCTTATACCGCTAAGAGTAAAGATGTAACATATTACTTATGTAAGAGTGAAATACATCTGCTGCAATGCTTCATTGAGATGTGGAATTCAAGAGACTTCTCTCCTGATGTTGTTACGGGCTGGAACGTGGAGCCGTTCGATATTCCCTATATTGTTAACCGTATTATAAACGTACTCGGCCGTAAGGAAGCTAACAAACTATCTCCGTGGGGCTTTCTACAAGAGAACCGTATCGTTATTATGGGGCGTGAGGTTCAGTTCTGGAACCCGGTAGGTATTACCATTCTCGATTATATGCAGCTCTATAAGAAGTTTGCGTATACTATCCAAGAGTCCTATTCGCTTGATCACGTCTCCTTTCAAGAGCTAGGCGAGAAAAAACTTGACTATGGCGAGTATGGATCTCTCGCTGGTTTGCAAGTGGGGGATGTTAATGTGGTCGAAAAACCTACAACTCTACTAGGTAAGCAAGCGCTATTACGATCTAGGTTAAAAAAGGAGTAGTTTGACGAAAGAACATCCATCCAATAGCGTTTAAACGCTCAGGACTACATTGTGAAATATATCTCTTTACAGGTATAGGTACAACTTCGTTTGTATTACTAAACTTTTTGATAGTGTCAACGTTTGTTTTTACCAATCTAGCAAGCTCAAATGTTGATTTACATATAGTAACTTCGCCTTCTGGTGAAATAGCTTTACAGAACCACTTAGCACTATTTTCACTCATGCTCTTTTTAGATGCAGCGCTGTGCTTTTTGTTTAGCATTGGATGTTCATGTCCTATCTTGGACCAGTGATTACTTTTAAATACATCGAGTTCTTCTTTGGAACGCTTTCTTTTATTCACCTCAGCCAATCTAACTATATTAATGCTTCTAATCTTTTCAATAATAAGTGATGGTATAGTAATATGAGTTTTTCTCTTCTGTATTACGAACGCGTTCAAAGAGTATAGTTGTTTATAATATATTTGCTTATTATTAATAAGCTTTGATGCATGATACAACATCAGATGAGCAATGTAATGCTCGCGTACGGTCAGCCGTACTAAATTATCAGAGCTACCGTCTCCTCCTAGTGAGCGCGGCACAATGTGATGTGTTTCGTAGTTAACGTCAATAACCAGTTGCCTTCTTTTGTTAATTAGACTAATATACCAGTTAATATACTTATTTGTACCAAACAGAGAAACTAATTTATGCATTTAACCCTCAATGAAATAGATGTTACTAACGAAGCACATGTTGATTATGTGCTCGAACATCTCGAAAGTTATAATACTTCTGATCGTGCAGCTATTTATAATATGCTAGACCTCGAGATTAAGCAAACAGCGTGGGATACGTATTGTTCATACAATATTCGAGATGTTGAGCTAGTCGACATGCTAGACGACAAACTAAAATTGATGGAGCTCGTCTATGCCATGGCTTTTGACGCTAAGGTTAACTTTCAGGATACTTTTACTACTGTACGCGCCTGGGATGTAATCATTCACAACTATCTGATGGAGCGTAATATCGTTGTTCCACAGATCAAGGTGCCTGAGTTTAACAGAGGCATTCTTGGTGGGTATGTTAAGGACGTGCAAACGGGCATGCACAAATGGGTGATGTCATTCGATTTGGCATCGCTGTATCCACATATCATTATGCAGTATAATATCTCCCCTGAGACCTTTGCGGGCTGGTTTAGAGGAGCGCATGAGTGTGAGACTAAAGACCTAGCGGAAGCGCGTGCTCTGATGATTTTGAATAAACAACTCGACGACGAGGGCGACTCGCGTAATGAGCTGGTTAAGGATGATATTACACTCACAGGTAATTGGACTACATTCAGGCGTGATCGTCTAGGTTTCCTTCCATCTCTTATGAAGAAGTATTATAACGAGCGTGTTATCTATAAGGGTAAGATGATCGACGCTAAGAAAGAAATTGAACTTATAGATCAAGAGCTTAGAAGGCGTGAAAATGCTAAATAAAGTATATGTTACCAAGGGAACAAGAGCTTGTACTATACTATCTATAAAGTTACTAATATAATAAATGGTAAATATTATATTGGGAAACATAAAACAATTAATCCAAATGACTCTTATTTAGGGTCAGGAAGTGCAATTAAAAATGCAATAAACAAATATGGAAAACATAACTTCGTAAAAGAAGTCTTGCATGTTTTTGAAACTGAACAAGAAATGAATAATAAAGAAAAAGAACTTGTTATTATTGCAGAAAACACTTATAATTTAACTGAGGGTGGCAGGGGTGGATTTTCCTTTATTCATAAACATGGATTAAACAGCGGCGCCAATAATGTAATGCATAATTCAGAATCAAAGAGAAAACAAACTACTTCAATGATGGACACTCGTAATAAAAACAAAAAACATTATGATGGTATATCTAAAGTAAACTTACAAAAAGCTATAGATGTTAACACTGGTAAAAAACGACCAGAGCACTCACAATTAATGAAAAAGAAGAGTTTTTTAGTAGAACTACGTAATAAAGATCCTGAAGCATTTAGAGATCTTATTAGTACATACTTTGAAGTTACTTCACCTAATAACAATATATTTAAAACAAATAGACTAGAAGATTTTTGTGTTGAACATAACCTCGGTTATGTTGCATTGTGGAATACCTCACGCACAAACAAACCAGTATCAAAAGGAAAAAGTAAAGGATGGATATGTCAGAAATTAGCGCCTTGAGAAAGGAGGATCTAATTGCGCGCCGTGAGCAGCTTACAAAAGAAGTATCTAGATATCACAACTTACAGATGTCTAAGAAAATTCAATTGAATTCTGCTTACGGTGCGCTTTAGCCTTGGTAATAAGTACTTCCGTTGGTATCGTAATGAGTTTGCAGAGGCGATTACTTCGTCTGGCCAGCTGGCTACGCGGTGGATCGAGCGTGCGATTAATGGTTACCTCAACAAGCTACTTAAGACGGAAGACTTCGACTATGTGATTGCGTGTGATACTGACTCAGTTTATATCACACTCGAGAAGCTCGTTGATCAGGTGTTCGAGGATCAGACTGATACAGCAAAGATTGTTAAGTTCCTAGATCAGGTTGCTGTGCAGAAGCTAAGTCCATTCATCGATAAGAGCTTTGACGACTTGTGTAAGCAGATCAACGGCTATGAGCAGGCTATGTCTATGAAGCGTGAATGTATCGCTAACAAGGGCATATGGACGGCTAAGAAGCATTATATCCTCAATGTGAATAATAACGAAGGTGTGGCTTTCGATCCACCAAAGCTGAAGATGATGGGTATTGAAGCTATTCGTACCTCTACTCCTCAGGTATGTCGTGATGGTATTAAGCACGCGCTAGGCCTTATTATGAACAAGGAAGAGAAAGACCTTCAGGATTATATTACACAGTTCAAGCAGGAATATAATAGGATGTCGTTTGAGCAAGTGGCCTCCCCTCGATCTGTATCGGATCTGGATAAGTATGCTGACGCGGCAAGTATCTTTAAGAAGGGTACGCCGATTAATGCTAAGGGCTCTCTGATCTACAACCATCACTTAAAACGATTGAAACTGGGTAACAAGTACGAAGCTATTGCCCCCGGACAAAAGATCAAGTATGCGTATTGCATTGTTCCGAATCCGTTTCAGTGTACGGTTATTGCGTGTCCTGGAGAGCTTCCTAAAGAGTTCGATATGGATAGGTTTATTGATCGTGAGAAGCAATTCGACAAGGCGTTTATTGAACCAATTAAGAATATCGTGAAATGTATTGGCTGGGAAGTCGAGAAGCGTGCAACACTCGATAGCTTTTTCTCATAAGGAATAAGACATGGAATTTGATCTAGAAGACGATTTTGACTTTGGTTTCACCTCTGTCCCAACCGATAGTGTGGTACCTGCTACTGATGTAGATGCAGCACAGAAAAAGGCACAATTAATGTATAATGCCGTGATGCCGCTGCTAAATAATCTCGCTAAGGATGCCGACAAAAACGACTATATTTTATGGCCCGGCCGAGCTACGAAAATCGAAGCGTTCAAGAAAAAGCTCTCAGGCATACTAAACAGTTGATATTCATACGTAAAAATACTATAATCAGGTATGTGTTGCGGCACAGACCACTCTAAGGAATTGCTATATGTCCATGCTTGATAAACTCAAGAAGAATTCTACCATTAAGGATTCTGCTATCCTCTCCGAATCGAAGTTCTTTCAAAAGAAAGATATGATTCAAACCCAAGTCCCGGCTCTTAATATTGCACTCTCAGGTAGTCTAGACGGTGGTCTAACTCCCGG